GGCGGGCTTCCATATCTCCGGGGTATGTATCTGGGTCAAGAACAGCCTTGTGCTTGGTCGTTCTCCCTACCAGTGGCAGCACGAACCCGTTCTCTACGGCTGGCTTCCCAACGGCAAGCACAAGTGGTTTTCTGATCGGAAGCAGTCCACGATCTGGAACTTTGATAAGCCCAAAAAGAATGGTGAGCATCCCACGATGAAGCCCATTCCTCTGGTGGCTTATCCCATCAAGAACAGTTCTGCCCCCAATGGTGTGGTATTGGATCTGTTTGGCGGATCGGGTTCTACGCTGATTGCCTGTGAAGAAACGGATCGAATTTGCAGAACCATGGAACTGGATCCCCGCTATGCCAGCGTGATTGTACAGAGATATGCCATGTACAAGGAAAATACCGGTGATATCAGGGTTATCCGACATGGCGAAGAGCTGTCCTACGACGATGTTGTTGGAGGGCGGGAATGATAAAGGTAAAACTTATGAATCCTGAGGTTGTTGAAAACCTCTACAAGCAGCATGGCAAGTTTGCTGCGGTTTGCTACGATTCTTCCGAAGAAAATGCCGTTCATATCGGAAAAGCCTGCCAGGAGAAGGGACATATGAGTGGTAGCAGGTGTAGTTACATCATCTTCCGCATTTCGGGTGTGGACAGAGGTACCGCAGAGCAGATGATGCGCCATGAAATTGGAACTGCCGTCCCGCTTGAAATGCAGGACAATTATTCCATTGAAGACCTGCTCAATGCGATTACCCGGGTTTCGCCGGACCATATCGTCAAGAACTGCGCATCCTTCCGCTACATCGACAAAGCCGGGTTCAACTGGGCGACACCCGGTTCAATAGCCAGCTGTCCTGAAGCAAAACGTGAGTATGATGCGCTTATGGATATCATCAACGAGAAGCGGCAGAACATCAAAAACGCACTGGTGGATGCCGGTTATCCCGAGCGCGCAGCGATCCAGGACGCAAATTTTGTCCTGCCGAGAGCCACAACCACGGATCTTATGATCGGATTTACTCCAGAAGCGCTCATCCATTTTTGCCATAAGAGAATGTGCAGCCGTTCTCAGGAGTTCATTCGAAAAATTGCCTACGGGATGCGGGAAGAAGTGTTTGAATACTCACCGCGCCTGGCATGGGAGATGAAACCGCAGTGCGAATACCTGATGTGGTGCCCGGAAGGCCAGAGCTGCTGTGGCCGTTCTCCCACGAAACTTGATCTTCAGCAGATGATCTATGATGCTCAAAAGCGATAATACTCAGAAAGGAGGTGCTCCAGATGGCAACACGCGGAAGAAAACCCAAACCTACAGCGCTTAAAGTCCTGGAAGGTAATCCGGGCAAGCGACCGCTGAATGCAAATGAACCTGTGCCGCCGAAGGCAACAATCAAGTGCGCGAGCTGGCTCTTGCCGGAGGCCAAAAAGGAATGGAAGCGCCTCGCACCGGCACTTGAAGCCATGGGCGTTCTTACCATGGCGGATCAGACTGCCTTTGAAGGGTATTGTCAGGCCTATGCCCGCTGGAAGGAAGCTGAAGAGTTTATTACCCAGCACGGCAGCATTTTCAAAACGCCGTCGGGCTATGTTCAGCAAGTGCCTCAGGTCAGCATTGCCCAGCAGAACCTGAAGATCATGCAGTCGTTCTGTTCCGAGTTTGGCCTGACCCCTGCAACACGTGCCCGCATTATTGCCGGTAACGGTATGGAAGATGGCTCTTCGGACGATCCGATGGAGGCCCTGCTGAAAGGCGGGTGGGGCTGATGTTTGATGAAAAAAGGGCCATGCGCGTCATTAAGTTCATCGAATGTCTGAAACACACCAAGGGTGAGTTCCACGGGAAGCCTTTCACGCTTTTGCCCTGGCAGGTAAAGATCATCAAGGACGTATTCGGTACGGTCCGCGATGAGGAACCGGATAAACGACAATATACGACAGCTTATGTCGAAATTCCCAAGAAACAGGGCAAGTCCGAGCTGGGCGCAGCCATTGCGCTCAACATGCTCGTAAATGACGACGAATGGAAAGCTGAAGTTTATAGCTGCGCTGCTGATCGTCAGCAGGCGGCTATTGTTTTTGATGTTGCTGTGGACATGGTCAGGCAGTCACCGGCGCTTATGAAGCGGATAAAAATCATCCCTTCCACAAAACGCATGGTGTATCAGCCAACCGGCTCCATTTATCAGGTACTGTCCAGTGAAGTTGCGACCAAGCACGGCCTGAATGTTTCGGCCTGCATCTTTGACGAACTCCATACCCAGCCCACACGAGCGCTTTATGATGTAATGACCCAGGGTTCCGGTGACGCCCGAAAGCAGCCACTTTGGTTTTTTCTGACAACAGCGGGGACCGACCGGAACTCTATTTGCTGGGAAGTGCACCAGAAAGCGCTCGATATCATTGAAGGGCGCAAACGTGATCCGAGATTTTATCCGGTGATCTTCGGTTTACCGGATGAAGCGGACTGGCAGGACGAAAAGAACTGGTACATTGCCAATCCGTCGCTCGGCCAGACGATTACGATCGATAAAGTGCGAGATGCATACAGGAAAGCCCTGGAAACGCCTGCGGATGAGAATATGTTCAGGCAGCTCAGGCTGAACCAGTGGGTGAAGCAGTCCGTCCGCTGGATGCCCATGGATCGTTGGGACGAAAACGGCGGCATAGTCAATGCTCTGTCGCTGGAAGGCAGAGCCTGCTATGCAGGACTTGACCTTTCGAGCACCAGCGACCTCACGACTCTGGTGCTCGTTTTCCCGCCCGGTGACGAGGAAGAATCCTATACGGTGCTTCCTTTCTTTTGGTTGCCTGAGGAGACGTTGCCGCTGCGTGTTCGCCGAGATCATGTAATGTACGATGTTTGGGAAAAACAGGGGTTCATCAAGACCACGGAAGGCAATGTTGTCCACTATGGGTTCATTGAGAAATTCATTGTCGAACTCAGTGAACGCTATAACATCCGCGAGATTGCTTACGACAGATGGAACGCTACCATGATGGTGCAGGCGCTGCAGGACGATGGCTTTACGATGGTTCCCTTCGGTCAGGGGTTTAAGGATATGAGCCCGCCAACCAAGGAGCTGATGCGCCTGGTTCTGGAGCGGAAGATCAATCATGGCGGACACCCGGTTCTCAGATGGAATATGGACAATGCCTTTGTGCGTACAGACCCCGCAGGCAACATGAAAATTGATAAGGAGAAGTCCACGGAAAAAGTGGACGGCGCAGTTGCTCTGGTTATGGCGCTAGATCGTGCCATGAAAAACCTGGGCGGCGGCTCTGTCTACGATGACCGTGGGCTTCTCATTATCTGACGGAGAAAGGAGGCGTAATATGCCCTGGTGGATGCGAAACTGCGAAAACCTCGATAAAGCGGTGTATGAGGGCGTTGGACGCTTCGAAATCCCGCAAATATTCCCGGTTTTAGCAGAGGATTGTGAGTTTATCGGCTTTAATCAGGCCAAACGCTTCCCCAATCCTGAAGATGTGGGTGTTCATTTCTTCCTGAATGACTACCAGTTTTTCAGGTGTTGGACGGGCGTTGAGCTTTACATGCCAATGCTTGAAAAGTTCAAGTGTGTTTGTACGCCTGATTTTTCGCTCTATACAGACTTTCCTTTGGCTGTTCAGATCTACAATCACTATCGAAAGCACTGGCTTGGACGGTACTGGCAGGATCATGGCATGACCGTAATTCCCAGTATCTCATGGAGTGATGAACGGAGTCTTGAGTGGTGTTTTGATGGGGATCCTGTGGGCGGTGCTGTTGCTGTTTCATCGGTTGGAACACAGATGGACGCAGAGAGCAAGCGGCTGTTCAAAATCGGATATACGGAAATGATGGCGAGGCTTCGGCCTTCGACCATCTTTTTTCATGGATCTGTCCCGGATTGGTGCTCAGGAAATATCGTTCCGATTCAGGCGTATCAGGAAAAGCTTCGGAAACTGAGGTGATGCGCAGTGGGCGGACGCGGTGGCCGGGCGTTTAAGACCGGTGAAGTTTCAAAATCCGAGGCGTTCTTTGGCCTGAACCAGCAGAACGGCATGTATAACTCGTGGAGGCATGGCTTGACACTTGCACAGTTTGAAGCAATGCGCAGATATACAGGCTCTGATTATGTGGATATCAACAATGCACTCAGACGTCTGCAGCTGGCAAGTTCACCAGCGGACATCCAGCGATGTGTGGACAACATGACCGAAGCAATCTCCAAGTTCCAGCTGAAAAAGAGCATCACGGTGTTTCGCGGTGCCAGCAGCAGTATCTTCGGCGGCCATAAGACGGCTGCCGAGATCAACGCCATGGCGAAAGCAGGCGCACACCTGACCGATCGCGGTTTTATGTCTACATCGGCTTCCTTTGGCGCGGAGTTTAGCGGCAACTACAAGTTCGTAATCACTGTACCGGCAGGCACCGGTCGTGGTGCTTATGTTGCTCCGTTTTCCCATTTTCGCAGTGAAAATGAGTTTTTGCTGCAGCGAAATACGACCTTTCGGATAACAAAAGCCATTGACAAAGGCTCCATAACCGAAGTTCATTTGCGGGTGGTACCCGATAAGAAAAAGAAGAAGTAACAGGAGGAAACAAGCATGGAAAACAAGCGTAAGGACAGGTTCACTTCCGAAGAGGGTGAACTGATCATCACTTATCCGGAAAAGAAGAAGCCCAAGTCCAGCGGCAAACCCGGTAAGCCGAATAAAGCCAAAGCCGGTGGTGCTCGAAAGGGTGGCCGTTGATGCCCAGGAAACCCCTCAGGCCCTGTCGGCATCCGGGCTGTCCCAGGCTGTCGGAAAGCGTCTACTGTGAGGCGCATCGTGGATTGTATCAGCGCGAAAACGCCAATCAGCGTGGTTATGATTCCCGCTGGAGAAGCGCACGGGCACAGTACCTGCGAAGGAATCCGCTGTGCGTGAAATGCCTGGAGGCAGGGAAAACGGAGCCTTCCACGGTTGTTGATCACGTTATTCCGCACAGAGGCGACCAAAAACTCTTCTGGGACCAGAGCAATTGGCAGGCGCTTTGCAAATCCTGCCACGACCAAAAGACCGGCAGCGGCCTTTAACATTAGGAGGTGTACCCAATGAAACTGTTCGGACGATTCAAGGCACGGGATAAGCCCACAGATGCTGTGAGCGCCGCGCCGGTTTTCTACTTTGGCAGCAGTACATCAGGCAAATCGGTAACAGCGCGATCTGCCATTCAGGTGTCCACGGTATACGCATGTGTCAGGGTGATTGCTGAAACGATCGCGTCTTTGCCGATCCATGTATACGAACAAACGGAGACCGGGAGCCAGAAGGCCCTGGATCATCCGCTGTACCGTGTTCTGCACGATGAACCCAATACAGAAATGACCTCATTTGTGTGGCGGGAAGTCATGCTCTCACATCTGCTTTTGTGGGGAAATGCGTACTGCCAGATTATCAGGAGCGGTCGCAACAAGATCCTTGGCCTGTATCCGCTGCTTCCGGATCACATGGAGGTAGACCGTGATGCAAAGGGCCAACTGACCTACACCTATACGACCAATGAAGGTAAGGCGATTGCGCTGCGGCCCGAGGATGTGCTCCATATTCCGGGGCTTGGCTTTGACGGTGTAATGGGCTACAGCCCGATCGCACTTGAGAAAAATGCCATCGGTCTCGGTATTGCTGCCGAAGAATATGGAAGCAAGTTCTTCTCCAACGGCGCGACGCCTTCCGGTGTGCTGACACATCCCAATACGGTAAAGGATCCCCAGCGCCTGCGTGAAAGCTGGACCCGTGCTTATGGCGGTTCCTCCAACTCCGGCAAGGTAGCAATCCTTGAAGAAGGCATGCGCTTTGACCGGATTTCCATGCCGAATAACGAAGCACAGTTCCTGGAAACCCGAAAGTTCCAGGTCAGTGAGATCTGCCGCATCTACCGTGTGCCTCCGCACCTGGTCGGCGATCTGGAGCACGCCACTTTTTCCAATA